AAAGATCTATAAGACGATATTGTGCTGCATATTCCACGTCAAAGGATATCACTGGTGTGCACCGTGGGTGCGCGAAGAAATGTTAAGAGAAGAGGAAATAAAAAATGACAGATAAAGAATTTGGAAAGAAGATCGAAGAGACACTGCAGGAAGCGCTCTTCGAAAGCAATGAGAAGATGGAGGACGAACCTGTGACAGAAACGGAAATGGAACAGCTCTCAGAGATGTGGGATGAGGAACTGGCCAACATCCACGGAGGGGATCCGGTCAACCACCCGAAGCACTATGGCGGAAGATTCGAAACGATCGACGTGATCCGGGACATCCTGGATCCGGAGACGGACGCGCAGATGGGATACTACATCGGAAACGTGATCAAGTACCTGAGCAGGTATCGCAAGAAGGGGGAACCGAAGACCGATCTGGAGAAAGCCGGCGTATACCTGACCTGGGCAATCGAAAGACTGAAGGAGCTGGGGGAATGATATTCGCAGCATATATAGCTGGGATCTTCACCGGAATGGCCATCATGCTGGCGGGGATCGTACTGGCGAGATTCTGATGCATCCTGGGGAATCCGGAGCATCATGATCCATGGGCGGCACCGCGGGGATTCCCGGGCCGCCTATATATAAGGAAGAAAACGCGAAGGGGCTGAGAGCGTCCCTTCCGAGCTCGATAAGAGTATTAAACATAGCGGGTGCCATGAAATACATCAGACAAACCATCATCGCAGGGGTCACTGCAATCAGATCCATATACACTTCGACCGGAGAGCGGACACCGGGGATGAAGCGGAAAGCACATCAGAACCTGACACCGGAAAAGGTGCAGGCGGTCAATCTCCGGAATGCGATCAAGAAACTGACAGCCATCCTGAACAGCAACTTCAGAGATGGGGATTATCATGTCACCCTGACATACAGGACGGAACCGTCCAGCGGTGAAGCGGCTGATATGCTGCGCAGATTCAAGAACAACATGAGGGACCGCATGAAGCGGAGAGACCTTCCGTGGAAGTGGGTCATCGTTACGGAGTACGAGAACGAGCGGGTCCATCATCATGTGGTCTGTAACCGGGAAGCGCTGGACGTGATCCTGGACTGCTGGAAGGCTGGCCATGTGCATCACATCGCATTGCATACCGATGGCAACTATTCCGATCTGGCAGAGTATCTCTGCAAGGAAACGGAGAAGACCTTCCGGGATCCGGACGCTGTAGCACGCCAGAGGTACGACAGATCCAGGAACCTGGTCGAACCGCAGCCGAGGAACGAGCAGATCTCCAAGCGGGAGTATGAAGAGGAGCTGCGCTTTCCATCGGAAATCGAAGGATACAGCATCATCGAGGACACCGTCAGTCGTTACGAGAACGAGCTGACAAGAGAGGAGTGCCTGCAGTGCGTCATGGTTTCAGCGTCACCGATGAAGCGATACCGCAAAGGCCGGCCGGCCGAGTATGACCCGCACTATAAACCGTACGAGAAGCAGATGCAGCTGGATGCATTTGGATACTGGGAGGGGTGATGAATGAAGGACTACCAGACAGCGAAAGAAAGACTCGTACTGCCGAAGGATGTGTACATGCAGACCATCTGGAAGATACGAGGATACTACCGCATGAAAGAGAACATGGATGCGGCGATCGACGAGCAGCCGGATCCGAGGCAACCGCATGTCAAAGGAGGGACACCGGGATCCCAGACGGAAGCGAAGGCGATGAAACGGGAACACGACCGGGACCTGGTGACGGCGATCGACAAAGCGCTGGACTCCATCCCGAAGGAATACCGGCGGGGAGTATGGCAGAAGGTCATGTACAATGCGCCGTATCCGGACGATGCACACGTCAGCACATACAGCAAGTACAAGGGCGAGTTCGTGATCCGAGCGGCGAAGTACATGGGAATGATATAGCATAACTGGCAAAAGCAGGGAAAAGATTTCCATGCAATAATGTTAGCGTAATCAGAGGGCAATCTGATCACGCGCACACGGGGGGCTGCAGAGATGCAGTCCCCTCTCTTCAGGGAGGGGGAGGTACAGGCATGGCGAGATCCGGGCGGTGGCCATACGTGAGAAAGCTGGCATGGGACAGAGACAGGAAAGCAAGAGCAGTATGTCACATCTGTGGCCAGCCGATCAGGTACGATCTCAAACCATCCAGTGATCCGGATGCATGGGAACCGGATCATGTGCTGCCTGTATCGAAGAACCCGGAGCTGGAGCTGGATCTAAAAAATATTAAGCCTTCACACATGAGATGCAACCGGGCAAGAGGCGACAATTCATACAATTTCGTGGACATCGGAATGCAGTCGAGAGTGTGGTAGAGGGAGGGGGCCAAAGAATCTTCGAACAAGGTGTCGTTTGCCGAGACACCGGCCCGCAGTGAGATCCCCCTCCGAACGATATTTTTTGAGGGGGAGGTCAAAATGAAACCGGCAGACATTTGTAAGAATTCTGACGAAAGGGTCAAAAAAGAGGCCGAAATATTGGCAAAACAGGTGGTTGCCATAGGCAGAAAACTGGAGCGAGAACGGAAGAAACTGAAGGATGAGCCACTCACCATCGAGTATGACAATGGCGGCGGTCAGACGGGGATTCGGGAGAACCCATTTTACTCGTCCTACACGAAACTTCTGTCGTCCTACACGAAATGCCTGTCGACGCTGATCGAGATCATCGGAGACAGCGATGAAGCGGCGAAGGAAGAGCTGACGACGCTCATCAATCTGAGATCGAGATATAAGGTATCGGCATGATGGGGCGCACAGCACCGAGAATATATACGCCGCCGATCAGAGAACTGACAGAGACGACGTCACTCGGATATGCGGCGATCGAATACGCAGAAACGGTGATGCAGAAGGACCTGTACCCATGGCAGAAATGGGCGCTGATCCACGGCCTGGAGGTCGTAGGAGACCTGGCAGGAGAATGGCACTTCCGGTATAGGGTCGTCGTGTATATGGTGTCCAGACAATGCGGGAAAACAGTATTGAGCGAGGTGATAGCCTCGTTCTTTTTGAACGTATTGTGCGTCGACAGCATTTTCGGGACATCTCTGTCGCTGGATAAGGCCGAAGAGGTCTGGGAAGCGGTTATAAACGACCAGGAAACGATTCCGATGCTTTCAACGGAGATAGACAGAATATCACGGACGAACGGAAAGAAAAAACTGATCCTCACAGGCCTCCGGCAATACAAAGTGGGAGCACCTACACGCCGCGCCGGCAGAGGCGACTCGAATGACCTTGTAATGTTGGACGAGCTGCGTGAGCACAGAGACTGGGAAACCTGGGCGGCGGCAGCTGCATCGATCAATGCGAAGCCAAACGGACTGATCGTCTGCTTCAGCAACGCAGGGGATCCGGATTCGATCGTATTGAGGCAGCTGAGAGAACAGGCAATAGCGGCCATTGATGGTGGTGAAGCGGAAGATCTCGGAGGAGAAGTAGATACGGATACCCTTGGACTATTTGAGTGGTCAGCGCCAGAAGACGCTGAGACGGACGACATCGAGGCGCTCGCCCAGGCGAATCCTGCTTTAGGATACGGATTTCTGACGGAACGCGCCTTAATGTCGAACCGTCAGACGTTTCCGGAATCAAAATTCCGCAGCGAGTGCATGTGCCAGCAGGTAGAGACGATCCTTCCGAATCCGTTTCCAGACGGAGCATGGCAGGCAGGCGTCGACGAGACGAGTCACATCGCTATGGATTCGGAGATCATGTACGGCATCGACATGTCACAGGACCGTAGATGGACATCGATCGCGGCCTGCGGCCTGCGTGAAGATGGGAACTATCACATCGAGGTAGTGGCAAGGCGTGTCGGAGCGGAATGGGCGATCGACTGGTTCCGCACGAGAGCCATGCGCTCACCGATGAAACTGGCATTCCAGTCGAAGGGCGCTCCGATCTCCGGACTTGCAGAACAGATCTGCACCATCGACGGGGTGGAGCGTGTGCCGATCGAAGGAAGCAAGCTGACAGCAGGATGGGGCCTATTCTGGGATGGGATCGCGGCATGCGAACCAGGATCCACACGAGGCGGAGCGAAAATCTACCACCTGCCGCAGCCGGTGCTCGATATGCCGGCAAAGACATGCCAGACAAAGAATATAGGCGGAGGAGCGGAAGTCCCGGACAGGGTAAAAAGCCCAGACGATCCAGCGCCGCTGATCGCATGCTATGTAGCATTTGCGGGTTTGGCAGTAGCCGAAGCCGGGAAAGCAAAGATATACCAGTCTGCTTACGCTCAAGGGGCAGGACTTGTGCTTATTTAAGGAGTTAAAAACATGAGTATAACCGAAAGGATCCGGGCGATGCTCAGACCGACAATGTACCATATCAGCGTCACACCGGAAGCGTATCCAATGGTTGACGGGATGACCGCCCGCAGTCTGTATGCCACACAGGCAAACCTGCATGCGGTCGTTTCATTTTTGAGCAGTTCGATCGCGCAGCTGCCTCTGAAAGTCTATACACGCAAGGGAGAGACAGACAGAGAGCGGGACCGCAAGAGTGTGGCCGCGAAGCTGCTATGGCAGCCGAATGCAGATCAGACGGCGTATGAGCTGATCGAAGGGCTTACAACGGAGCTTTTTCTGATGGGGATGGCTGTTCTGTGGGTCATCCCGGATGCAGTGAGCGCATCAGGATACCAGCTGCGGATCATTCCGCAGGAATGGATCATGGAGCAGAAAGGCGGGACAAGCTATGCGCCGGACGCGATCCGGGTATCCACGGTAGGAAACGGTGCGGTGATAGAGATTCCGAAAGAGGAATTTGTCATGTTCCGGATGTACAACCCGGGAAACCCAGGCGGATACCAGTCGCCGATCGCAGCACTGCGGCAGACACTGACGGAGCAGGTGCAGGCAGACAAGTTCCGGACAGAGATATGGAGAAGCTCCGGGAGATTCAACGCATACATCACAAGGCCAAAAGACGTACAGCCATGGGACGATGGTCAGCGGACGAAGTTCGTCACGGCATTCCGCGAAGCATGGGGCAAGGGCGGAGAGAACGCGGGAAAGATGCCTTTGCTGGAAGACGGCATGGAGATCAAGCCGTACCAGTTCAATGCTAAGGAAGCACAGTACGCCGAAACGAAGCAGCTGTCTCGCGAGGACGTAGCTGCTGCATACCATGTTAACCCGTCGCTGATCTGGCACACGAACACGCAGACCTATGCGAGTGCTAAGGACAACGCCAGGGCGCTGTATGCAGATTGTCTCGGACCAGTGATCCAGATGATCCAGCAGAGGATCAATTCATTTCTGCTGCCGATGATCGGTGCAGATCCGGGCACCTATGTGGAGTTCGACCTGGCTGAGAAGCTAAAGGGATCCTTTGAAGAGAGGGCAAACATCATCCAGTCGTCTGTTGGCGGGCCGTGGATGACCAGAAACGAAGCGAGAGCGGACAACAATCTGCCACCGATCGATGGCGGAGACGAGCTGATCGTGCCACTTAATGTCATCGAAGGCGGGCAAGCATCGCCTCAGGACACGCACATGGATGAGCAGAAGGGCTTCACAATCGTGCAGCCACAAGGAACGATTGACCGCGACTTCTTTATCAGATCCATGAAAAGACAGGTCAGGAAAGAGTGTGACTGCCCTGAATGCAAGTCTGATCCGGTAAGCATCAAAGCCGCATCTTCGGAGGAAGAGGAACAGGAGATGTCGGAGGCCCTGCTGGAGTTTTTCAAACGGCAGGCTCGAAGCGTGCTTCCGAAAATCGGAGCCGACTCAGACTGGTGGGACGAAGATCGATGGAACGCGGAACTGGCGGACGATATAGAACCGCTGATGGATCAGATCGCGGACAGCCATGGCAAGGAAGCTGCGGAGACCATCGGCTCGAAGTATTTCACTGAACAGACCAGAGCCTGGCTGCGTGCATGCGCAGAAGGCCGGGCGAAAGCGATCAACGACACGACCAGGAAGAGACTCGGAGCGGCGATCGAGGACGACGATGAAGAAAACAGCCCGCAGCATGTCTTCGAGGTCAGAGAATCCGATTCTGAGAAGGTTGGACGAAAGTTGGCTCTGGACATCGCTGGGTGGGCGATCGTCGTTGAAGCGGTCAACCAAGCCCGACAGCAGGGCATTGAGGCAAGGATACAGAAACGCTGGGTAACCGGAGACAACCCGAGGCCGGAGCACGCAGCCATGAACGGAGAAACCGTCGACATCGACGAAGCGTTCAGCAATGGATGCGAGTGGCCGGGAGATGACAATGGCGATCCGGACACGACATGCGGATGCAACTGTAGCACAGAAGTGATTATTACCGCATAAGGAGGGAATCATGAAACATCTTTATAAGAACTTCGACTTAAAGGCCGACGATACAGGGACGATCTCAGGATATTTCAGCACATACGACCGGATCCCGGACAGCTACGGGGACATCGTTGCTCCGGGAGCGTTCACGGATACCATCAAAGCCAGAAAAGACTCGGGACATCCGTTCCCGCTCTGCTGGAATCACGACCTGGATCAAATCATCGGATACATCGACCCGGAAGACATAAAAGAAACCGAAAAAGGACCGTTCATGGAAAAGGCGGTCTTTTTTAATACGGCACTGGCCCAGGAAAAACGAGAACTGGTCCTGAGCGGGGTGGTCTATCAGTTTAGCTTCGCGTACGACATCGAGGAAGCGAGATGGACACATCTGCAGGACGAAGATGAGACCGAAGTGTACGAGCTTCAAAAACTGAACCTTTACGAGGTGAGCATTGTGCCGATCCCGGCGAATCCACGGGCTGAAGTAACAGACATTAAGGCGACGGTCGAGGAATATGTGAAAGCCGGCAGGCGCAACAGTGCAAAAGACGCAGAAGCAATAAAGCAGGCAATCGCACTCTTACAGGGTGTGCTTGACGATACAGAAGACGAACCGGACGGAGAGGACGGAGCGAAGGCCAACGGGGCACCGGAGGAGCCGGAGAAAAGCAATCCGAAGAAGGACGAACTTCTGGAAGTTATCGAGAAAATCACAAAGGAGAAATAACATGCTGAAAGGAAAACTGAAAGAGAAGAAGGATGCCCTCGTCGCTCTGAAAGAGAGAATTGAAGCAGGAGATGAAGAGGCAATCAGAGAGGCAGGCGAACTGACAGAAGAGATCGAGGCTCTGGAGCAGACCATCAAAGCTGCAGAGAAGGCCAAAGAAAAACTGGCCAAGATCGGCAAAGAGGAAGATCCGGATGAGAAGGGCGAAGAGAAGACAGGTCTCAAGGCTCTGGATCTGAGCTGGCTGAAGTCAAACAGAGGCACAGTAGGCGTGAACATCAACCTGAAGGCTTACAACGATCTGGAAGCTATGGGCGACAACAAGATCATCGACTATGACAAGAACCCGGTCAACGTCATGCCGGCACTGACAGCAAGAACGCTGTTTGGCGCGGAGACGATCAGCGGAAACGCACTGACCTACTATGTCATCGGTGCAGCCGAGGGAATCGCTGATGTTGATGGAACAGCTGAAGGCGTTGCGAAGGATCGCATCCACGTTCCGTATACTCCGAAGACGGCGGCACTGACAAAGATCGCTGCATACCTCAAGGAAACGGACGAAATCATCCACGACGCTCCGTTCCTGGAGAGCGCCATCAGAAATCGTGGCGTATACGAGTTCAACAAGGCGATCGAGAAATATCTGGTCGGCGCACTGGCTGGAACCACCGGCATACAGGTCAGCGGCACATCTGTAGACTTCGACAGCATCCTGACCGCGAAGCAGGAGATCATCACAGACACCGGCTATGTTCCGGATGCGATGCTGATCAACCCGAGCGACTGGGCGACACTGCTCCAGGCGAAGGACAGCAACCGGCAGTATCTGCTGGGAGGTCCGGGATTCGGATCCTATGGAAACGGTGCTTACTTCGAGAACCCGAAGGTCTGGGGCATGAACGTAGTTCAGAGCTCGGCAGTAACCGAGGGGGCTCCGATCGTTGGAGCATTCAAGACAGCCGCG